ATCTTGGTTGATCGAAGCCGCGCCGGTATACAGCGCAATCTTGAACGAGTCTGAGCCAAAGTTGAACGTGCCCGATGGCAGCCCAATCTTGAATGTATTTGTTGCGCCTTGAGCAATTGTCATGTGACTGCCTGTCTGTATTGGCCGCTACGGTACGCGTCTTGACGCTCCATACCATCACCAAGGCGTTTGGCCAAGCCGAGTGCTTCTTTGTACTTGCCTTCGTACAAGGCAATCATGTCCGTTTCGCCCTTCATGAAGGTGTAGCCTTCGACCAAAGAACCATACAACAGCACGCTGTCAAAGTTGTCGCCCAGCCATGTGTTGTTTGCTGTCACGATTGACTCTGGGTAGTAGTAATAGTGCAGCTCTACGCTGTAGTTGGCATCTGGCGTTGGGCCAAGAATAAACGACAGCTCGTTGGTGATTACGGGGCTTGGGTCGTTTGTTGTGGTTGGGCCAAACAGCGCGTAGTACTTCGGGATGGCCGTGTCGGTCGGCTGTGGGTAAGCCTGACGGATGAAGTTCACGTCCTTGTTCAACAAATACTCATACGCGCCCGTGGCGTCAATCACAGCCAGCGAATACACCGCCAGAAAGTCGCCGGGGCAAGACAGGTACTTGTTGTTTGTAGTTGTTGTGCCCGTAACGTTTTTACGCAACGAAGGAAACTGCACCGTGTTGTAGATGCGCTGCTCCGCCTGCTCAATGAAGGTATCAATCTGCGTCTTGGTAGACACAGTAGCCCCACTAGCAAGGTACGTATCAGGAAACGTATTTTCTAGGTACGCCTGAATGTTTGCGTAAAGTTCCGCGTAGGTCATGTTAGGCCATTGGTCCTCGGGCCATCACGCCCTTGGTCGCTGCGCCTGTGCCACGGATTTTGATACCGTCGGTCTTGGTGCCCTTGTAGTCATTGCTACGGCTGTTGGCCACCGAGACATTCATCTCGCGCATGTACTGCTTGTTGTCGCACTCGCCAGCTGCAACACTTTTTGCAGTCACGGTCTTGCCCGACATAGTGTGAGGCTTAGCGTACGCAGAAGCGGGTAAGTTATTGATCTTGGCCATGATTAACCTTTCGATTTTTGGTTGGCAATCTTTGCCAAACCGCGACCCATTTTAAGCATGTCGCTGTTGGTCTTACCGCCAGCACGCAGCTTAGTTGGAGTCTTACCGGGGTGCATGTTTTTCTCATGCTTGCCCACAGCGGACTTAATCATTTTTTTGTCTTGGGCCAAGTCGGCCTTTTCCATTTTTGCCATGATCGGCTCCTTAAGTCGTTACGATACTGACTGTACCAATTTCCACGGTTAACGACAAGTTGTTTGGCGTTAACGCGTCATCAAAAAAGCTAGAGCCACCAACAGGGTTCCACCCCCATTGAAAGTTCCTGCTGCCTTCACCTTGAAAGCCTTGTTGCTCAATACTCGTGCCGTTGCCTACATTTATGTGTAAGCCGGTCGTACCAGACGATACATAGCTTCGATCAGGTCGCGGATTACGCACGCCTTGAGGATCATCCACAGGGTACATGCCCAGTTGCAACTGCGGGTGGTCAGGGTCCCAGCAAGGTCCGCACACCAACAGCTCATAGTTTTTGGTCTTCACGACCTCACGACGCAAGTCTGTTAGTTTAAAGCGAAAGCCACAGCGATCGCACTCGGCGATGCTGTTCTTGCCGGAGGAGAACCGATTACCCATCAGTTAATAAACTGTTGACGCGGCACAAAGCGCACCGCGGCTTTCTCTTGATCTTCACCGGCGGCAATCTCCCAAGCCTCGTCGTACTGGGCTTTCAAAACCTGCAAACGCTCCAGCCCACCGGGGACTTTAAGCGCCAAGTAGTACGACAGACCTGCGGTCATGCAGGGCACAAAACGGAAGGGCACGTCCATAACGTTCACACCACCGCCGGCATCCTGCACCCTGCGCATACGCCAGTACACAAACTGATACTGCTGTGCGCCATCAGGTGTTGGCCACACGGTCACTGCTTGGAGCTTGGCCCAGTAGATGGTTGCACCGGCAGTGTGTGCGGCTGCGGTTGAGTCGTTCTGGCCACGGAAGCAGTTGTACAGAGTATTGCCTGTGATGTAGCCGTACTGGATGTACTCGTTATCAATCTTGATGAAACCGGTTGACGGTAGTCCAGCTGCGTTGGTAACAGTAATCGTGGTATCTGTCGATGTGATTGTTGATGCAAGTGTGCCCCCATTCGCGGACTGCTGTCCGTCCAAACGCTGTACCCACACCTGAATTGGACGGGCTTGTTGCAGTTTATTTGGGAGCGTCGCGTAGGTAGAAACACTGATACGCGTAATGGTCAGATCGGCTTGGTTGGCCAGTTGGTTGGCCTGCGTACGAATCACGTGCTCAAGCAGATCGACCGTATCGTTCGGTAGGGCATAGGTGTTCTGGCCTTGCACGAGGTCAATCGTGCCCTGCTCAAACGTCCACATATTCACGCCGCGGTTCGCCCAGTCGGCGAACAAAAGGTTCAAAGACCGTCGTGCGGTCTTCAAGTCATAACCAGTGCGTAGCTCTGAACCGACGCGTTCAAACGCCTCCTCAACCAACTCGGTGAGGTCTAGGTTAAATCCAGCGGTTCCAGAGGTGTTTGCCATGATTAGTACATTTTCCCGCGAGTTTTACCCTTGGTCGCGATACCGTCGGCACGACTAGAAGCGGAACGAATTGTGCCGCCTTTTTTGTACCTGTCTTCGCCTTTGTTACCGCGAGTCACTTCACGACGAAGTTCATTTTTGTCTTCGTTAGACAGCTTTGTACCGGTTGCGTCTTTGTACATAGCCACAGGCGTACCCAATAAAACGCCGCCAAGACCTCGGGCTACTTTGCGCATGGTCTTTTCGCTTTGGCCGTCTTTTGCATCCAAGTCGCTGGTGTCCATCGCTTCACGCAAAAACTTACGGCCCGGGCGCTCGATGTCGCTTATCAATACGTTTGATTGTTTGGTTGCCATTTTTTACCTCAACATTTCCATCGTGCCAAAGACGCTGCTTTACGAGTAGGCTTACCCTTTTCGTCTTTCATTGGGCCGGGCATACCGGACATACGTGCGCAGAATGACTTCTTGCGGGCACCGCCTTGTGGCTGTGGGGCCTTCAGGTTGCTGCCTGTAGCTGCGTTGTACTTAGCGCGGCCTTTGGCTGTGAGACCAGCACCCTTGGATGCTGGTAACTTTTCGCCACGACCTACGGCCAAAGAGGGGCTTTTCTTTTTAGTTGCCATTACCGAAACCTCGCTGTCTTCTTTGCGACTGTTTTTGGCTGGGCAACAAACTGTTTTCCCGCCGCTTTACCTGCACGTTTTGCCTTGGTAGTAGCCGCATATTCAGCAGGGCTCAAGGACTTAATTGCCTTCTCAGGCAGATACCGCTCCCCCGTCTTTGACGACGGTTTGCCAGACTTGGTGCGCCACTTCTGGTCGCCCCAGTCTTTGAGGGATTGCTGCGGTGCTTTCACTTTAGTCCTTGTACCCGCCGCCAGCGGCCTTGTACTTCTTGGCCACCAACTGCGCTTTACGTGCAGACCACTGACCTGCGCCAGTGCCATGAGTCGCTGCGGCTTTTACCTGAGACACGATCCGCTTGCGCAGAGAGGGCTTGGTGTAGTTACCCGCAGCATTGACCTTGCCGCCGTCGGCGTACATCTCGACCTCGTTCGGATTATCCTTGCGGGTAATCTTTTTGCCCTTGGGCATCTTAGAGGGGGAGATGGCCCCCATACCCCTTTGGTTTTGCCACGTTGAGCAATACCGTCAGCGCGTTTGGAAGCGGACCCCACGGACCCGCCTTTTTTCATGCCAGCAGCTTTAGCGCCTGCCATGCCGGGCATCACTGCTTCAGCACCGAGCTTTTTCAACTCGTCTTCTTTGTCTTTGTCAAACAAGCCAAGTGCCGCTCCAGCAGGAGATAGGACTTTTAATGCGTCTCTTAGGTTTGCCATACTAGATCAGCACTTGCCGCCGCGCTTCATGCCCAAAGGCTTGCTAGCCTTCATTGCAATCATCGTACCCTTGGTCTTACCCTTGGACTCAACACCACCACCTTTGGCAAACGGTTTGCCAGCAGGTTTTTTACCAGCAGCGCCAGCTTTTTTCTTCTCGATCATTGCTGCAAAAGCAGGGTTCATTTTGGAAGCCATAGGATCACCACCTTTAGAAAATTTTTTGCCTT